AGAAAAGGCCCCCAGACTCTCATCTGAACTCCTTTATATCTCCAGGACTGAAACTCCCGATTCAAATCACGAATCAAATTCTTACAAGATGCCATCTTACACGTTCGATCCCGTCTCTGTCATGTCAATGAACGAGACTGAGAAAGCTAAGTTTCTCGCTGACCTTCTAGAAGGAAGGCACGAAACTCAGGCCCCGACAAAGTCAGCTGAACAAGCTGATCCGATAGGCGCACGACCCGTCGTAGCTCAAGCTCGACGAAACGTCACCGCCGCAAATAGTGATGGACCGTCAAAGCTGACCTACACCAAGGTTAAGCCCTTCACACGCGATTCTGACCGCGACGCAGCCAATGCTGTTCGCCTCGCTCTAGGCTCATCCGCCTTCCGCACCGTCACGCACTTCGGTCTCAACACCTTCATCCCGGATTTCACTTTGCTCTTCCAGGCCCTTGCTGCTCTCGACTTCGCCATGCTCTCAACCGACAAATTTTGTCGCGCCTCAGAGTTCTGGACTCCCGCCGTCTCAAGGATCTACATTGCTGTCATCTGCTACGTTCAAGTCATGCGCTCGATGCGCGCTACGTCGACTAACTTCGGTGTCGAAATTCAACAGTTCTTAGATTGGTTTGAGGAACACTTCCCTCTCAACACTCTGCCTGTCCCCGGCCCCCTCGTCAACTTCATCTCGACGATTAGCTCCTGTCACATCAGCACTCTTGACTACAAAGTTATGTGTCCAATCCTTCCCCGATTGGTCCCATGTGCCGCGAATGGCCGCTGGGTTATCCACAACAACCTCAGCCTTCGGTTCCCTCCCGTCCCGACGCTATTCCAGCAACTTTCTGAACACTACAACTACGCTAACCCCGCTGCTGCTGCTCCCCAGACCGCCGAACAAATCGGACGATGGGCTGATTACGGTAGAACCCAGTACGGTATTACTGCTTGGAACGCCAACGCTGCTACTTCCCAGACACACCGCACTACTCTCACCGCACTTTCCAACGCCACTCACGCTTATGCTTGGGCTGCACCTGGAAACTCAACTCCCTATCGCACTAACACTTCTGTTGGACGCAACCTCATCGACTACGGTATGGCAATGGACTCGCTCATCCCACCTGAGTTCAACTCTGCCGCCGCTAACGGACCCGCCGCCGCCAACCCAACTTGGCAGACTTACCTCGGCTTCGAGACCACTCACGAATGGTTTCCCGAATTCGCAAGGATCATGTCTGTTTACTCCAAGTTTTGGAAGGAATCGACTTCTCTCGATACGATTTCTCCTGTTGGATCGACCGCCTGTCTCGCCGTCGCCGAAGCCACTGCTCAACTCGTTCAACCAACGACGCGATACCCAGCTTTGACTTTGTCACGCAACTTCGTAGTTCGAATCTCTCAACTCCCGGAAGCTGATCTGCTCGACAGTCAGCTCTCTGCCATCCACTGTGCCGATACCGGCACCGTCACCGCCCACGCCTCGACTCCTAATGTCAATGTGTCCACTGGTCCTTACTTGGACCTGGCCATTCAAGAGCGCGCCCGAGCCGTTGATGCCTCTGGAGGTCTTCGCCAAATCATCGAAGACTACTATCACGTGCAGAACCCGAAAGCTTGATTCCAATCGTTTGACCCATGTACTAACAATACCGCTGTTCTTCATTCCGTTTTTTTTCTGAAAAAAATCGAAAATATAAAACAGAACGGACCGTACCGTTTCAAATAAAAGGAAAATTCTAAAAAAAAAAAAAAAAAAAAAAAAAAAAAAAAAAAAAA